ATTTGAGTATGTGGGATACACTGAAAAGCTATATTACCCGTGCAAAAATATTGACGGCACACCAGATACAAGCGTTCCACCTATTGCTGGTGGCTGCTGTGATCATTGCGGCACTGGAATAAGACATGCGTATATTGTTCGCGATGCAAACGGCAAAGAATTTGAAGTAGGTTCAAGCTGCATTGGAAAAGCTAACTTGCCTCCTAAAATCGTAACACAAGCGCAGCGCGACAAAATAAAGCGCGATAGGGAGCGCAGACACGAGCTTGAGGCAAAAAAAGTTCAAGAATTAAAGGGCGATTACGAAGCCGCGTTGCTTAAACTTGAGAGTTTACCCCATCCGAATGAATATTTCGCCTCGCAGGGGAAAACAGCAAAATCTTATTATTTGTATTGCTCGCAAAACTCTAAAACTATGAAAAAGGCAATAGAACATGCAAACAGAATTTAACACCCTCATAACCAAGTGCGGCCTCTCAACTAGGGGGGCTGCTAATCTCTTAAATGTCAGATATGACACTGTAAGAAATTGGAAGTATGGACGGACGCAAGTGCCTGAAAATGTGATGATACAAATGCAGCAATATGCGGATGCGGCAAGTATTATATTCCAGAAAGGTGATGATGGTCATGAAAGTGAATAAACTAGAAAGATTACTTCTCAAAGCGGATGAAAGACTCATGCTTTCTTGTTTTGGGGTTGATGATGATATGTCAGATGTTCGCAGTGCTGTGTACAGGAAGTTAAAAGAGAAAGCGATTGATAACGGCTTAAAAGTGCTTGGTATAGACCGCTATAGAGTTGCATACAATATTCGCGTGATATCAGATAAAAGTGGTGTGCGATGTGATAAGAGAACATTGCCAAAAGATTTGCGCATGTGGATAGATTGCCCTTATGAATTTGATGTATGTTGTGATGCTAATAAAATTGAACACGGAGAATATAGGGCGGTTGTTTCTTACAAGTCCGTTGATGGGACTCATGAATACCCTTATGATTGTGATTTATACATGCATCTTGAAAGATTAGAGAAAACAACCCATTAATATGGTTTTTTTATGCCTTTCTTTTTGAAAAACTTTCCAATACAATAAAGGCATGGAAGTTATACACGCACATTTTAAGGACAAAATGACATATGACAGTGATTCAAAAACTGGCATATCAGTACGTGATGGATTCCTTGAATATGCAGGCCATGAAATTGGCAAAGAGCCAAGCGATAAAATTTTTAAGGTTTATCGTTCGCCCGCCACTATTGCGAATGTTGCGGGTTTGATGACGGGAATCCCTTTAACAGATGAGCATGTTGACCTTGATACAGATGTTGCAGAGCCGCGTGGTAAAGTCACAAGCGCAACAATGATTGATTTTGACGACAATTCAACGCATAGTAAACTTGCTATAAAAAACTCTATTGACGTTGATAGAGAAGCGGGTAACATTCTAAATACAGGTAAGCGTGAATTATCTCTTGGTTATAAAGGTAAGCTTGTCGAGTATGAAGGTGATGAGTACGATTTTGAGCAAAAAGACATAGAGCCTCATCATTTGGCAATAGTTGACCAAGGGCGGTGCGGTTCGCAATGTAGTTTTATAGATAGAAAAACAAAGGAATCTGATATGAAAAATAAATACCACAAACTGTTTTTAGATGCAGAGGGTGCGCCTAACATGCAAGAGATTGTTGACATGACGGTGGCTTTACCAGAGGCAATCAAGGCAATGCCTATTGATGAGCTGAAAAAGCTTGCGCCTAAATTACAGGCTATTGTGGCGAATGCAGGAATGGGTGAAGAAAAGCCGCAAATGGAAGAGTCCACAGATGAGGGTGATGAGGTCGATGGTAACGACATGGAAAATGAAGCTGAAACAGTAGAAACACAAGATGAAGGTGATGAAGTTGAGGCGAAAGATGAAGGTGGAGAAGCTAAAGAAAAGGCTGAATATAAGGACTCCGCTTCTTTTAAAGATGCAGTTGCTAAAGCGGTTGACGCTCAACTTAAAGAGCACACAGATGTAATTGTAAAAGCCCGTGATTTTGTTGATGAGAAATATGAGTTTAAAGGAAAGAGCACGCAACAGATTATGCGTGACGCGCTTTCGGTTGAACATGGTTCACAAGAGTTTGCAGATAGCGAGCTTAAAGTTGCGTTTAAGTTACTAAAGCACACAAAGCAATATGCGAATTTTGCGGACGGTAACAGCAAAACAAAATTAAGTGAATTGAAAGACAAAGAACTTTAAACAATCATTGATTAAATTTTAACCATAAAAAAGGATTAGACAAATGGCATTTGCAACAGGTTATTTAGGAGATTTTAAAAAAGTAGGAGCTGGTGAAGAATATGGAGTTAATAACCGTGTTCTTGGTTTTCGCACATATGAAAACGGGCTTAAAGTTGGACGCTTTGCAAAAGTAGACAGCGGGAGTCTTGATAATATGGACGGTTCATCAACGCCAGTGATTGCGGGTGTTGTTGTTCGTACACCTGCTGTATCAGTTGAATCGGATGGTGCTATTGATGCATCACTCACAACGGGTTCAGTATCATACATGCAGAGCGGCCTTGTAACCGTAGAGGTTAAATCAGGTCAAACACCTGCATATAAGGGCACTGTATATGCATCAAATGCAGGTGATGCAAATGATGGTACTGCGCAAGCTGTATCAACGGATGGTGTAGACACTGGTGCAGTATTTATCGAAGAAATACAATCTGGTGTTTGGTTGATTGACCAGAAATAAGCCAATCAGGAAATAATTGAAAACTTTTAAAAAGGAAAAGTAAAAATGAAAATTGGACAAATTTACAATTTAGATGCCTTTCAAGAATTTCTTGATAGTGCTGATGCACAGGGTTTTAAGGACAGCGCGGCGGGTGTAGTGCTTGCACGTAACCTCACAGCGGTTGACCCTAAAATCTTTGAAAAGAAATACCCTGAACTTATGTTTGTTAACAGTGGTATCAGTGTTGATAATTCAGGCGGTTATGTTTCACGCATTCAAAGCCTACGTCTAGTAGATGAGGGTGAATTTGCTGTTAATGGCGATAAGGATGGGAACAAAGGTAAAATTTCACTAGAGGGTGAAGATAATTTTATTGCTGTTAAAAACCTAGAAGCTCAATCAGAGTGGACAGAGACAGATATCAAAACGGCTCAGCTTCAAAATGTAAACCTACCATCACGCTTTGTGCAGACACACAACAAGGTGTATCTGCGCACAATCGATAAAATTGGCCTAGTTGGTCATGATGGTGGTACAGGCTTACTTAACAACACTGACTTCACAAGCGGCGCGGCAGCGGGTGCTATCGACACATTAACAGCACTGGAAATGTATACTGAAATTTCAGACTTGATTACAGATCAAAATGACGCAGTGAACAATACACCTGAATATATGGTTAATAGTGTTGTGATGCCGACTCGCGTTTTCAACCGTCTTAAAAAGACAATGCTGAATACTGCAAATGGATCAAGCACAGTGTTGAAAGCGTTGCAAGATAACTTTCCAGAGGTTACTTTCCAAAGCACACACCGCGCTGATACAACAGCAAATGGCGGTGATTTGGCAACATCGGCAACAGTGGCATATAACAACTCATCCGAGGCTATGGTTATGCGTATCCCTGTGCCTCTGCAAGTTGGTAAAATTGTTCAGATTTCTTCATTCCGTCATCACGTTGAAAGTTTGGCGCGTGTTGCAGGTTTGGACATCCTTGAGACTACAGCGGGGCGTATTCTAACAGGGCTATAGACCAAGAGAAAAAACATATGTATTATAAAAGGCGTGGCGTTTGGTTGCGCCTTTTTTTATAACATTAAACGGATAGGATTAAGCTATGACCGAGAATACAAAAAAAATTGTAGAGCCTGATTTTGCAAGCCAAGAGGCGGGTGAGTATTGGGCAAAAGTTAAAAAAATGCATGATGAAAAAGTTGATATTGCAGATGTTGAGGGCACAGGTAAAGATGGTGCTATTAAGAAAAGCAACATTGAAGACTATTTATCAATTCTTGAGCTTGAAATGGATGACACTGATACGGATGCGAATGATGATGAAGAGGGTGCAAAAGAGGTTGGACAATCCGAATCAACAGATAATGAGGCAGCGGTTGTTGTTGAGAAGGTTGAGCTAATCAAGGGTAAAAAGCTTATTAACAATACTGGCAATACATTTGTGATTGAGGGCGTTACCATTGAGCCAAATGGCGAAACTGAATTAACAAAAGAACTTGCTGCATCAAAGCGTGTTGCATATGCAATTGAGCTTGGTGTTTTGGGCACTAAATAAACAACCGTAAGGGATAAAGAAAATGGCAAGAATTGACGACTTTAAATCAAGATTTCCAAATTTTGACACAGCGGTTGTCGATTCTCTTTTTCCTATTATAGAGCCTACGACAGCTTGCTATTATGGCGGTGATTATGAAAACAACGCTTGTGATAAAGAAATTATGTTGCAGTTATGGGCACATCTTATCACGCTTGAAAATAGCACCTCTAGCAAGTCAATACGAAATGAGGCATCAAAGGCCGTGGGTTCGGTTAATGTGTCTTATGAGGCATCACAAACCGAAACGGGGCGCATGGGTTTCTTTAACACTACAAAATACGGTCAACAATTTCTGTATTTAGTTTCATCAAACCAAGGGGCGGTGTTTGTATGACAGCGCGTAAGCCTGATGATATGTTAAAACGCACGCAAGCACTTGAAAACGCTATGAACAAGGCAAAGAACAGGGCGGTGTTTGTTGGTTTGCCATCTGAAAAGGTTGGTGGTGAGATTTACGGGAACAAAAAAAATCCACAAACAATTATGACTATCGGCGCAATTCATGAATATGGTGCGGGCGATAATCCAAAGCGTAGCTATTTACGCACCCCGTTCATTATGCACAAGAAAAAAATAAATGAGTTTATTGCCAATCAATTTGAAAAGACAACTAATGGTAAAAGTGTTGATGATGCGCTTAATTTGGTAGGGGCTTTTTGCCGCAATATATCGGTAAAGGCATTTAGTACAAAGGGTTATGGTCAATGGGAAGACCTTGAGCCAGAAACAATAAGGCGCAAGGGTAGCAGTAAGCCGCTTATTGATACGGGTACATTAAGAAATGCAATCACATGGGTGATAAGAAATGACTAACTTGCCAGATATGAGTAATGTTTTAGATGAGTGGTTGCAGCCAATCGTTTTAAAAACTGTAAGTGTGACATCCGTTGATTTTGTAGAAACGGAAAGTGTGATTAAATCTAATATTCAAGCGGTTGTGCAACCTGCCGAAAAAGATAAACTTAATACGGAAAGCATTGACTGGTCACTAGAGTATCAAACAATTCACAGCAAGACTCAAATTGTAGAGGGTCAATTTTTTGAGTATGGCGGCAAAGATTACAAGATTATTTCTGTTATGCCTTATGGTGATTATGGTTATTATGAGTGTGTTGGTGAAGAAACAAAGAGGACTTTATTGTGAGTAATCCACTAAATGTAAAGTTAAAAATATTTATCAGGGATGTGCTTTCTTTACCAGAGTCGCAAATATTAAGCGGGCGCAATAATAAGGTTCAGGAAGACTTTGACACAGATTATGTTGTAGTTGACGAGCTTGCACCTAGCGAGCGCGTAGCAGGTAATATTACTTTTGACGGTCAAAGTGAAGTGCAAAACATTGCAAACAATTATATAACAACTTTCACCGTAGATTTTTACGGGAATAATGCATATGATAATTGTAACAATTTTATTTTATTAGCACGTAGTCAAGCAGCATATGAGTTAAAAAAAAATTTAGATATTGCAATTTATCAGGTATCATCAATGCAGGATTTGAAAAAATTGACGGGTCAACAATATGGTAATAGGTATCAAGCAACATTTAAAGTTGAAGATTGTAGATCAGTTAATGTCAACACCTTGCGAATAGATGAGGCGCAGATTGAGACAATAACAAGCTAAAAGGGACATGAGAAAATGACAGCAAGCTTAAATAATGTAATTACGGCAACACTATTGCCAGAGGGCGCAAGCCTAGCACGCGACAACATGAATGTGGTTGCTCTAATGACTTCACAACTAGGTGTGTTAAGCACGGCAAATAGATATGAGGCTTATACAGAGCCTGACCAAGTCGCAGCGGATTTTGGCACATCGTCTGACGTTTATCAGCACGCTACTGCATTCTTTGGTACTAAACCAAACGCGGTTACCGCGGGCGGGCTTTTTGTTGTAGGTTTTTGGCGTGCAACTGATGAAGATGTTGCAGCAACAGCAGGTGTGTTAAATGGTGCTCAAATTAATGAAATTGATGTTGTTGCAGAACTGCAAGCAATTTCTGATGGGTCATTTGATGTTGATGTTGACGGTACAACACAGAATATCACAGGCGTTGATTTTAGAACGGCTCTTGATGCAGATGACGTTGTAACTTTGCTAAATGCTGAAATTTCAGGCGCAACAGTTTCTTTTGAAAATCTAGCGTTTGTAATCACATCTGATACAACAGGTGCATCAAGTGAAGTTTCATTATTGAGCGCGGGCGCAACAGGAACATTTGTTGGTAGTTTACTTAATCTTTCTAGCGGTTCAGGAGCAATTTCAACAGATGGTGCGGCGGCTGAAACACTCGCAGATGAAACAAAGGTTGAGGCGGTCACAGCCCTTAAGGCGTTAGTTAATTTTAAAGGCTTTGTATTTATCGACAAGCCTACAGATGCAGAGGCAAAGCTATTGGCGCAATATTGCCAAGCAAATAATGTTTTATCTTATGACGTATTTAATGCGGCATCAAATCTTGAAATTGATGTGACTAACCCTGTATGGGACATTAAACTTTCAGGCTTGAGCAACTACCGCTGCTTGTACAGTAAAGCAGGCAATAGACGATTTGCTACTGCATACATGGCACGCACACACACAGTTAATTTCAACGCCGAAAATAGCGCAATGACAATGAATTTGAAAGAGTTGCCAATTGCCGCAGAGGACTACACACAGACCGAAATTACGAAAGCACAGAATGTTGGATTGGATATCTACACCACATTCAAGCGCGTGCCAAAGGTGTTGACATCTGGTGCAAATGATTTTGTTGACAACAGATACAATCTCATTGCGTTCATTGATGCGGTGCAAACTGATACATTTAATTTGCTTGGTACAACAGCCACGAAAATCCCACAGACACGCAGAGGCGTAAATCAGGTCGTTGACAGCGTACAGAAAACCACACGCGGCTTTGTGCGTGCGGGTGTGTTTGGTGCGGGCGAATGGTCGTCACCTGATAGCTTTGGCGATTTGGAAGCGTTCAATAGAAATATCCGTGAATTTGGTTTTTATGTACTTGCGGGTTCACTCGCAGATCAACCTCAATCTGATAGGGCGGCGCGTAAGTCACCAGTGATTCAAGTTGCAGTGAAAAATGCGGGTGCTATTCATAAGGTTGATATCATCATCAACTTTAATCTGTAAGGTTTAAAAGAAAAGGAATATAGAATATGTCAAAGATTACAAAAGATGCTGATAGCGTCACATTAGTTCTGAACGGCCATGCTTTTACAGCATTTGGTGTTGGTGATATTTTAACACTCACACCTGTAAACCCTCACACAAGTCAAATTAATTCAAGTGATGGTGGCGTTACAATCAACAGGCGT